CCAGTAAGTTGGTTATTAGAGGCTACGTTACGTACTATACGTCGGACTTGGGTTCGACATCAGTGAACGTAGATGCAGCAATGATAGGATGTAGGCTATTTGCTTATAGGGATAGAACAGTCAGTTCAATGGCAAATAGCAGTATAGTTAATTACAACTTACTGGATAAGGGAGGCAATAGTAAAAGCTACGAAGGATATGCTTTGGACTATGTATGCCCTCATAATAGCAAGCAATTTAAGTTTTATGCAGATAAGAGGTTTAAGATGCTTAAACCCTACGGCTCCGTAGGTGACGGAGATCCCGCATACAATTCAGTACATGGATCATTGTTTAGACCATTTACGATTGTCATAAAACCGCCAAAGAAGCTACTGTATGATAACGTTGATAGTGCAGTGTACCCTACTAACTTTGCACCAAAAATAAGCCTTGCATATTCAGATTTAATGAATAGTGCACCCGATACGCAAACTACAAAAATAGCAATGACGTTTTGCTCGACTTTATATTATAAAGACGGGTAAGGCTTATGGTGTGGAGATTAAAATCAAACAAAAAGGTACCCCCCCAAAAAGGTTTCTTTTGAAACCACCAACAATGGAAAGAACAAAACCCCGTGTCAGGACTCGAGCACATTTCGCCAGCCGGGCGAGAAGGCTTGAAAAGTCTTCTGAAATGTGCGTCAAATAAAAATATCGTGAGGTCGCAACGCGACCGGCGCCGCAGGCCACGATATTTTTGTTTGCGAGCACATTTCAGAAGACTTTTCAAGACTTCGATGCCCGGGGCGAAATGTTGCGAGCAAGAGAAAAAAACCATAAGCCTTAAATCAATAAACTATAAACCTTAATGAGGGAACTTCCCCGATATCTTCCCCGTTCACGTCCGGGGAAGATACTGGCACAGTGTCGATAACCGACACTGTGCCAACATATAAGACTAACCGCTTTAATCATAAATAAATTAAAAACAGAAATGAAAACACGTGCTTGGTGTTTCACACTTAACAACTACAACGCCGACGAGGAAAGGATCCTCAGAGAACTCACCAATGTCAACTATATCATTGTTGGCAGGGAGGTAGGTGAGTTAGGTACGCCCCATTTACAGGGCTACATTTACTTTAAAAACGCACGCTGGGAACACAGTGTCAAGCGTATTCTCCGTCGTGCTCATTGGGAAGAAGCACGTAGTGATGCTAACGTTAACAGGAATTACTGCCAGAAGCAAGGCAACTTCTGGGAAGCTGGCGTAATTCCCATGGAGCGCCATCAACGTGGCAAGATTGAGCAAGATCGCTGGAAGGAGGCATGGGACTGTGCCAAGAAAGGCGACATTGACGGTATTGATTACGACATCAGATTCAGGTCGTACAACACCATCAAATCTATCGCAAAAGACTATATGGCCAAACCTGAGGATTTGGCCACGCTTGACAACTACTGGGTATGGGGTCCACCAGGCGTTGGCAAATCTCGTAGCGTTCGTATGTTATTCCCCGAGGCATACTTTAAGCCCGCATCCAAATGGTGGGATGGGTACCAGCACGAAGAAAACATCATTATTGACGACTTCGAGTTGGATCACAAGTGCCTCGGACATCACCTTAAGATTTGGGGTGATAGGTATTCTTTTATAGCGGAGGCTAAGGGCTCTGCTATGAATATTCGCCCACGTCGTATTGTAGTTACGTCAAACTACTCTATCGAAGAGGTCTTTGCGGCAGACCAAACTATGGTACAAGCTATCAAGCGCCGCTTTAAGCAACAGCACGTACAGGTACCTATCCCGTTCCCTGAACCTGCGGAAGTGGAAGACCCGCAGGAGTTGGTACTTGAGGAGATGCCCGTCGAGAGCCTGATCGTACCCACGGATGCTGGCGAAGCCAGCGAGGAGATCGACTTCTCGGTATGGGATTTCGACGGCCTTGAGCACGTGGAGGTTTAGGCAAGGACTGGCACAGTCCTAGTATTACAGCCTAAACCTTCTGTGCCAAGTGCCAACACTGTGCCATGTAGTGTGCCATCGTATATAATTGCACGTTCTAATCATAAATAAAATGCGAAAAGCTTTACGTAAACGTATTGTGAAACGTAGGCGAACCAGGAGGATACGTAAACGCACTAGTAAAGGATTAAAGCGAACAATACGTAGGGTAGTACGTAGTCAACTAGAGACAAAGTACGTTAGTATCGATTACGCACTAGCCGCATTCAATGGCACTATTAACGAAGTTGGAGACATCATTAACCCGTTGCCACAAATTGATAAAGGTACTGGCAATAATCAGCGGGTTGGTAATGTTATACACCCCAGTAAGTTGGTTATTAGAGGCTACGTTACGTACTATACGTCGGACTTGGGTTCGACATCAGTGAACGTAGATGCAGCAATGATAGGATGTAGGCTATTTGCTTATAGGGATAGAACAGT